CATTGAGTGTAACTGGAAATGCTAATGTGGGAAATATAGGTGCAACTGCTGGAGTATTTACTACTGTCACGGGTAGCTTAGTTACTGCTGCGCAACCCAATGTTACTAGTTTAGGATCACTTACGGGACTCACTATGGCAGCTAATGCTGACATCACATTGAGTGGTGCAGGATCAAATGTACAAGGTGCAAATATTGTAAGTGCAAGTTTTCTAGCTGGTACATTAACAACCGCAGCACAACCAAATATAACAAGTGTTGGTACATTGACCTCTCTTACCGTGACAGGTAGCGTAACTGGTGGGAATCTGATCACAACTGGAAACGGTAACATAGGTACATTGAGGGTTACAGGAACAAGTAACTTAGGTCCAGTAAGTAATGTAATTATTACCGGTGGAAATGCCAACCAAATACTTAAGACTAATGGTTCAGGAACACTAAGTTGGACAGATCCAACCGGTGGTTATTATTTGCACGCACAAGCAGTGGCAAGTAATACTTGGACTGTTATACATAATCTAAACAATCAATATTTAAGTGTAGATCCCATTGACAATACAGGCAATTCATACATTGGAAGATACGATTATCCTGTAGTTAATTATACCAATGCTAATGCAGTAACATTAACTTTCACATCCGCGGTAACCGGATATTGTGCAGTTGTGGGAGGCGGATTTACATATGCCAATGGAAATGGAACAGCCACTCCTGCAGGACTAGACACATATGTTCAATTCAATGATGGAGGAATATTAGGCGGGCAGCCCAGCTTCGTCTTCAACAAAACTACAGGTACCGTCTCCGCTACAGTCTTTGCAGGTTCCGGGGCGAGCCTAACAAACTTAAATGCAGGTAATGTTTCAAGCGGTACACTAGCACAAGCAAGACTAGCAAATGCAAGTTTAACACTTGGTAGTACAGTACTTACTTTAGGTGGCACAACGACTACAGTTACAGGTCTATCAAGTGTTACATCAACAACATTTGTAGGTGCGCTAACTGGCGCAGCAACTACTGCCGGTACTGTCACAACAGCAGCACAGCCAAATATCACAAGTACTGGAACACTGACGAGTCTAGGAGTCAGTGGAAATATCACTGCTGCTAATATTACTGCGAACACAGGTATATTTGCGGGAAACGGCGCAGGTTTAACGAACTTAAATGCTAGTAACCTATCGACTGGTACAGTTCCGAGTGGAAGGCTCACCGGATCGTATAGCATTTCTGTTACTAGCGCAACTACAGCAGGCACAGTTACAACTAATGCTCAACCAAACATCACATCGGTTGGAACATTAACTGGACTCACATTTGCAAATGCTTCTGTGATTAGCATGGGTTCTAATACGAATGTAGGTACATTGACCGGCAACTTCACCCTCAGTGCAGGTTCAAGAATGCAAGCAACATATGCTGACTTAGCAGAGTACTATGAAGCAGATGAAGTGTATGAACCGGGAACCGTTTTAGAATTCGGGGGCGACAAAGAAGTAACACTAGCTTCGGATGAGACAAGAAGAGTTGCAGGGGTGGTATCTACAAACCCTGCTTATGCCATGAACGCAAAATGTCCCGGTATTGCAGTAGCTATTGCGCTTCAGGGTCGTGTCCCTGTAAAGGTTAGGGGAAACATCCGTAAAGGCGACATGTTAGTTTCAGGTGGTAATGGATACGCTAGACCTACTCATGATCCTAAATTAGGAACGATCATAGGTAAAGCATTAGAAAATTTTGAAGGTACAGACGGCATCATAGAGATCGCTGTCGGCAGACTATAAGGAAAATAAAATGGCATCATATGTTTATACAGCGAATGGATCAGCACAATCATCATCAAATATTGCAACTGATAAGATCAGGATAGCAACTACCGATAGTCCAATACACTTTACAACTAGCTTTCCCAATGTGGCATTGACAGGTACTATCACTTGTGCAACGAATAGCAATGCAGTATCAGGAGTAGGCACATCTTTTGTTTCACAACTTACTGTAGGTAGCTGGATCGGCAATACTTCAGGTACTACCGTAGGTATTGTTGCATCTATCGCCAATGCCACAAGCCTCACACTAACTGCAAATGCTGCTGTAGCGATCTCAAATACCACTGCGCGATATAATCCTTATGGTGTTCCATATACAGTAGCTACAGCAAATAGCGAGATCATTCCGGCTAATACAGTAGAAAACAGCATCATTGTTGGCCAGGGCAATATCGTTTCGTTTTTAGAGGTATCAGGAGTTTCGGCAAGTTCTGCACCATTCTCTATCACTGAATTAGGAATGCCCACTTCTAACACCGGAACAACAGGATATTAAAAATATTTAAATCAGTTATTACAGTTAAATAATTGATGTCAAAAAAAGTACTTGTAATCGGTGGCAATGGGTATATAGGTTCTAGGGTAATTCACGATCTTAATACTATCTATGAGATGCATAGCATTGATATATGCTGGTTCGGAAAAAAGCAAGAATTTAATCAGGTCAAAGATTACAAAGATTTAACAAGAAATGATCTAAGTAAATTCGATGCAGTGATATTGTTAGCAGGGCATTCATCTGTAAAGATGTGTGATGGCCCTATATTTTCTAGTTGGAATAACAATGTCAACAATTTCATCGAATTAGTTTCTAAACTTGACAAACATCAAATGCTGATATACGCAAGTAGTGGAAGTGTTTATGGATTGTCATCAGAAACTTCAGTAGAAGATTCAATAATCAAATTCAAGCCCATCAACCATTATGATCTTACTAAATTTTCACTAGATACGCAGGCACAAAAATTTATCGGAGAAGGTTACAACATCGTAGGATTTAGATTTGGTACAGTTAATGGCTGGAGCCCAAATATCCGTGAAGAACTGATGATAAACTCTATGTTTAAAAGATCGGTACATGAGAAACAGTTTTATATCAATAATAAAGATATCAAAAGACCTATACTTGGTATAGCCGATATAAGTAGGGCTATAAAAACCGTGATAGAGAATACTGTACCGGGAATTTATAACTTGGCAAGTTTCACAGACACGGTCGATAATATTAGCAATTATGTATGCTCTGTAGCAAATTCAGAAATTATTGAAACCCCTGATATCAAAGGGATATATGATTTTGATATGAGTACTGAAAAATTTAAGAACACTTTTGATTTTACATTCAACGAAAACATATCTTCTATCGTAAAAGAGTTAGAAGATAAATTTACATCCTGTAGTTTTACTAATAGAAATAAATTTATTGATTATGATTGAAAACAAAAAATGTCTAGCATGCGGATCTGATAATTTACAAAAATCACTTGATCTTGGAAGTCAACCCTTAGCAAATGATTATAGAACTCAACCTGAATTTCTGAACAATTACCCTTTAGCGGTCAATCTTTGTCTAGACTGCTATCATTTGCAATTGACGCATACCGTTGATCCAAAAGAAATTTATTCAAACTACTTATATGTAGCAGGCACAAGCAGAACATTGAAAGATTACAGCGATTGGTTTGCGGGGTATGTAGTTGAAAATACAGAAAGATTTACTAATAATATATTAGATATAGGTTGCAATGATGGAACTCAACTGAACGCTTTCAAGAAACTAGGATTTAACACCTACGGAATAGACCCTGCAGAAAATATCTACCCTGAAAGTTCAAAAAGTCATGAGATAATTTGTGGATATTTTGATCAAAACACACCTTCTAAATTGAATATACAATTCGATGCGATAACTGCACAAAATGTTTTTGCACATAATCCAAATCCCCTGAGTTTTTTGATAACATGTAAACAAATGATGAATGATCATACTCTATTATTCATTCAAACAAGCCAAGCAGACATGGTATTGAATAACGAGTTTGACACTATCTATCATGAACATATAAATTTCTTTAATGTCAATAGTGTTTATAAGTTATCATTGAGGGCAGGAATAAATTTGATCGATGTCATCAAAACCCCTATTCATGGAAATAGTTATGTTTTTGTTTTTAGCAAAAATATACAAAAACCCTTCAATATACTCAATTTGATTTCTATGGAAAGTAAACTACAAAAGTTAAGTACATATCGTAATTGGGAAGAAATAGTAAAGACCAATACTGAGAATCTTAAAACGGCAATCAGGATGTATCGAGCCCGGGGATTCAAAATAGTGGGATATGGTGCTGCTGCGAAAGGTAACACATTATTAAATTATATGAAAGAACCATTAGATGTTATAATTGATGATAGTTCTTTAAAACAAAATAGATATACCCCGGGTCTTAATATTCCAATTAAATCAATAGATATATTGACAAGTTTTAAAGAAAATGATCAAGTAGTTTTTGTTCCTTTGGCATGGAACTTTTTTGAAGAGATAAGTAAAAAAATAAAAATGGTTAGAGATAACCCAAATGATAGATTTTTAAAATATTTTCCTGAGGTGAAAGAATATGTATAAATTTCCAGTAATTGAATTAGTAGACAGATATTGTATCGCAAAACTGAAATTTGACAAAATAGGCAATAACAAAGAAGAATTAGACTTTTACGCTGATCAAATTAAAGACATCGATGTTCCTGCCATTCAAACAGAACTAGATAGGCTCTATGAAGTTCACAAAATGGTGTGGGAAATTGAAGATGATTTCAAAAAACACCGAGTAGAAGAGATGTTTGGATTAGAAGAGATTGGTCGAAGGGCTTTAAAAGTCCGCGACATAATGGAAGAGCGTTATGTGTTGAAAAACATCATGGCTGAAAAACTAAACGATCCGGTAAGAGAAAGAAAACAATACGGAGACTATAAACTTTAACAAAGTTTATCCATGAAAGATGTTTTAGATTTTAAAACATTGAAGTTATATTCACATATTTCTCTGCATGCGTGTAGATAATATTTTAACTCTTCCGGTGACATGTAACATAATCTTTTGATTTCATGAATAATCATTTCTATTCTTTTACTATTATCAGTTTCTAGATCATAACTTTCATTAATTACAGGATGAAATGTTTTATAACCTATTTCTCTAAGTAATTGTAAGGTGCCCGGAACGCCGGCTATTATAAAAGGATGTTTAAGTGTAATGGGTTTAAAAGTTTTTTCACTTAGTAATCTGCCCGGGCCCGTTTGACCTGCAAAAGAATCATGGAAGTCACTAGTCTTTTTTGAATAATTTGTTTCTGTGACAACGCTAAGATAAGTCATGATATAATATTCTAAAGGTGAATTACTTATTTTCGCTAAATCAATATTTTGTTTTTGATTGTTTGCGGTATCTAAAAAAAGTTTATTTGTTTCTTTTATACTTTTAGCATTATAGACTAATTTTTGTAAAAAATCTTTATTATGTTTGTGATAGTCCAGTAAAAAATCAAAATTTTCCTGTCCATCTACACTTATTTCCGGAACTGTGTTGTAGCTTACAAACCCCTCATCCAATATATCTTCACATATCAATCCGGCTATGAGACTACTTCTATGCGGTCTCCACATTCCATTAAATGATAAAAATTTTCTTGCATATTCTTTTTCTTGTAAAGTAGGGGGTATATTTATTTCTTCTTTTTTTGCTAAAATACTTGCATCATGTTCAAAAATTCTCAACCAATTTCCTTGAATTTTTTCTTTGTAATATTTTTTGCTTATTACTTCTATTTCCCTATCAATGTCTCTAGATTGGCTTATAAGTATGATGTTTTTAGGGTTTATTCCGTGTTTAAGAATGATATACTGATATATGCCATCAACTACGCTGTGATAAGATTCATGATTGTTTTGTAATATCAATGTTAAATCGTTTGCTTTTAGCCTATTATATGAATCGCATCCCATGATTTTCGTCAAATCAAATTCTCTAAAAGCATCTTTATGTAAAAAAGAGATGTAATAATAATCTTTGTCTTCCCATTGTTCAGTGTAAAAAATTAAAGCACTGTCATGTATCTCCATATAGCACTTGCTGGATCCTGTAGAATAATCATCCCAATCCCAGGTAAATAATACCGGAAAACATTTTTCATTAAGTATACTCATGAATTTATTTATAAAACACAAAACAACCATTTAAATTTACGCAATATAGATAAATACATTATACACTCACATGGGGTGAGTTTATGCGGTCCCCGCCGCGTAGTGGCTAGAACCCACAAACAAACATAAAGGAAAAACAAATGGGACGCCCTTTAAAAATCGCAAAAGCACAGGCTGTCATCACATTAACTGACACTGCTGCTGCTACAGACTTAGTAACAACATCAGCAAACTTAACTGCCTTAGGTATCATCAAGAACATGCCCTTCATTCCCGCAAGCAATGTGGGAGGATTGACAGGCGGAACAACATATTGGATATTAAATGTTGCTTCTTCAACAACATTCACAGTATCCTCAACAGAATTAAGTGCTAACCCAAACAGTAATGTTGTAGCACTATCAGATACATCAAGCCAATCAGTTGCATTAACCGTAGGTGTAGTTGATGCATACTTCAACAATCCTGAAAGCGGTAATGGTTATCCAGAGACTAATACCACTACATATGGTGTTGTAGGTGGAAATACAGCTATTTTCGGTAATCAAGTATTAGTCAATGTTGCAATGGGAGTGAATGGAACAGGTACATTATACGGTTCAGATGGTAGTAATGTAGTAGGTGGACTTGGTACTGATCTAGGAAGTATTGGAGCAGATTCAGTTATTCAATATATAGATACAAATGGTACAGCAATCACATTAGGTTATGTTGATACAGCAACAGGTACTGCAAACATCGAAATTTCTAACGCAACAGCAGCAGGTGACTTCTTAACAACTGTTGGAAATGCACAGACATTGTACGCAAATTTACCTGTAGTGTTAACAGCAAATATCGGTGGATTAGTTGCTGGAAATACTTATTTTGTCAAGGCTATTCCTAATGCTAGTGCATTCTCTGTTTCATTAACACCCGGCGGTGCAAATGTTGACTTAACCAATCAAAATGCAACATCATATGCCCTACAGGACACAACACTATTAGCCGCAAATGCAAGTGCCAATGTCTCTGGTGCATCATTCATTTATGCAACTCCAGAAGCAGGTTTTATCGTTCGTCAGAAAGGTAAGACAAAGTATCTAGTCAAGGGAGGAACAACGGGCTTGACACAAGCATGCTATACAATCAATGCAGCAAACACAGCACTATTGCCAAACACATTCAATATCTTAGCAACTTACGCTAACTCAAGCACAACCTATGTAGAGTCATTGAATGATTACAATTCTGAGGTGTTCCCCTCAACAGTGGCTGCTGCGTCATTGGTAGCAGGTACGGTATATACCATTGAATTTGCAGGCGATACGAACTGGACAGCAGTTGGTGCATTTGCTAACATCACCGGTATCACATTCGTTGCTACAGGAGCAGGATCAGGTACAGGTACAGCAGTGTTATCTAATGTGAACCCGGATGTAATAAGCTCATTCAATACTGCTACCGCAGCAAATACTGCGAACGGTCTACTGAACCCAGTAGTTACAATTTCAGGATCATAATTAGAAAATGGCCACCCTTGCAAGAGCAACTAAGCAAGCCGAGACTGAGATCGCAGTCCTTCAGGTCCAGGTCAAGAACATCGAGAATGATGTCTCTGAGATCAAGAGTGACCTGAAGGAACTTCACGCATGCCTCGATAGAAATTCAGAAGAACATAAAAAATTATTAATAGAGATGCAAAGTTCGAATCAGTCAGCGCATAAAGCGATGGCTGATAAGATTTCAGGTCTTGAAAAATGGCGGTGGATGATGATGGGCGCCGGAGTAGTGATAGGTTCTCTGGGGTTCGATACAGTAGCACAGTTATTAAAATAAAAAAACAGCCCTTCAGGGCTGTTTTTTTGTCAATATCTTTAATTTTTCTCGCACAACATCAAAATTAACAGTTGTAAATAATCCAGGATGCAGGGGTTTGGGATACTGATTATTGCCTACCCAAGCATAACCGCAGTGTTCTTGATTTAAAACGGGAATAAATTCATTTTCTATCTCACAAAAAAATGTGTGATATGTAAAATTGTTGTTGACAAATTTCTGTATAGGAATAAGTTTTGCTTGATGGGGGAAAAAATTAATTTCCTCTATACATTCCCTTTCAATACCTTCAAATAATGTTTCTTCTTGTTGTATTTTGCCACCGGGTATACCCCAGAAATTATTATTGGATTTTTCATTTCTCAGTAGAAAAAGAAATCTATCCGTTAGCCTGCAATAAAAAAACACGCCCGCGCCGTTCATATTACTATGCTATAATCACCTTGACCATACCAACCTTCGTATGATTTCATCCAAGTATTTTCAGTAAATCTATATTGAACATTAGTTGTTAAATTGGTGACATATTCAACATCAGTAGCAGTACCACTATCAAAACTCACTACCCATTCGCCGGTAGAACTCACATACTGGATAATGTCATTGGCATTGGCTACTAAATCTCCCCATGCCTGTGTCGTATCACCATCATACCCAATGTTATCAACTAATAGATATCTCCTGCCATTAACAGGCCCCGGCAAGCCTGCATTTGGTCCGGTTACTTGCGGATTGATAACACCATCGACAGGATTTAATGTATTTTGTGGTAAAGTGTCAGGGTCTATATTATATATCAACAGTCTGTCATCTAATGGATCAGGTACGATAGTACCTACTATTTCAGTATCCATGAATGGATTTTCTAACCATATCTGACTAATGCCCGGCCTCACTGTGCCATAGACATTCAATAAGCTTGACCAGTATAATGATGTATTAGGAGCATTTGGTAAATCTAAATCAACATTTGATGGATAAAAGGGTTGATCAGCGGGAAGTAATTGTAAGTGATTTCCTAAAAGTAATAATTTATATCCATATGGTGTGATTTTTTGCCTTGTGCCTAATAGTAAATCATCATCCTGAACATCTGTGAGTGCCTTTCCCGCATAAATTGAATTTATTATTTTATTGATCACACCCATTTTTTTCATCTTTGCCGCATTACTTAACCATATGGGCATATAAAACTTCCAGCTCAACACATCTATGGGATTTCCTGTTCCCTGAGGTATGCTTCTGCTGCTAAATGTCAGTCCATCTTGGTATACAACGCTCAACGATGTCCAATCGATAAAGTTATCTGTGCTTTGGATTTCTAAGCTGGGATTGAATAGTGTGCCTAGTTGTTCAATCAATTCTAGCTTTTGATTATAATTTGTAGTCCAAAAATCAACTTGCATACGCAAAGTATAGGGCACAGGCATCAATCTTTCAACCGTAAATGCCTGTCCTTGAGTTTGTTCATATGTTTGAGTCTCACTATTATAGGCTCTCTGACGAACATTGATCTTATCTACGAATGTGGGGTTCGTCATCCAGCTTTGGTTATATTCTAATCCTGTGATCCAGTAAGTAATCAATGGGGCGCTAGGAAGATTGCTCGCGCTATTCTTTGCGATAATTGTAGATGCTTGTCTGCTGCTGTCCCCATACATTACCGGCACCCTTACTAAGATATCATTTCCTGCCGGATCTTTACCTTTAGTAACATACCAATTGCTAAAAATCCTAGCGAACTGTAGTAAAAATCGTCTTATCTGTTGGTCGTAAAAAAATTGTGCCATAATTTATGTAACTGGTGGTATAGGATCTGGTGCTAGTGTCAAGATACTTGATAGTGCTTGTTTCTGAGGGACTAACTCACCATCCGTTAATCTAGTCTGTTCATTGTTATTTATGAAGCCTGACTGCTGCGATTTATCTTCTATCGTGAATCCAGTATCTGTTCTAACATTAGTTGATATGCGTACCCATAATTGACCATCCCAGCGATATAATATTTGAGGGAGATAATCTATCCGTAAAAAATAATCTCCCACTTGCGGATTTTGAGGAAATGCGATCCCGGCTCCTGTGGGGAATCCATTTGGAGCAGTACCATCACCGTCTAGATAGCCTGTTGTGTAACCAAATGATCTTGGGCTTGATCGTGCGATATATTGGAATCTTGGATCGCAATCTGCTCTCCAATCCATCTCGGTACTGATCGTGCCTGTAAATCCCGGGGCTTCTGGATCAGCGTCAGCAGTAGCATATGTATTGTCAGCAGTACCATATGGGCCCGTTACTGGACCTAGAGAAAATAATTTTAATGCGACATCTCCCTCGACTGCCCCTGATCCATTGCCTATCAATTGTGGTTGGAACTCAACTGTTTCCATGCTTACCTGGTTGTATTTTTCTAATGACCCTGAACTTTTATCCGTCGTCATGTCCCATATAGACTTGAGTGCCGATTGTGGAATTCTTAATACAGGGCTAGCATTTTTAAATCTAGGACTCTTTATCATCGAGACAGTACCGGTCACGGTCGCTCCAGGCGCGCCCGCAGAGTCAACTATAATATTGATGGGTGGTGCAGGCTGATTTAATTTTCTTGAAAGAACACCGTCACTTTGATATTCACCGTAGGTCGGAACAACATATAAGTTATTTCTATTATATCCAGCTTTGGGAAGAACTCTTTTAGCCTCATCTAATACAGCATTGTTAACTTCAATATTCCTGTTATAGGTGGCAAGTATGTCTTTAAGATTTTCAGCAGTGTCTAGATCCCAGTAGGTAGTATTAGTTGGTAAAGTTCCCGCTGGGGTTTCAATTTTTGTTATATAATTTTTATCCCCGTATGTTACTACATAGCCCGGTGGATAAACTTTGGTGCTATCCCACTGACCTAAATAATTATCTTGATTGATCGGTTCTTCTAATATCTGACTAAATTCTTGACTATCAATGAGGGGTTCGCATTTAATTCTCCACAAATGGGGCAACCATGTTTGACTAAAGCCCTCGCTAGCATAGTTAGAATCTGTGATTTGATAAAATCTTTTAAGTGCTACAGGAATCGTTTCTTTTAATGGATTATAATCTAGTAAATGCGGCAATTCTAAAACATCACCTACCATTAATTTTCTACCGACTATATCAATCATGTCATTATAATGGACTACGATAAAGATGATGTCGTTGTTTAAAAATAATCCAAACTGACTTAGATCAAAATCTAAATTTTGCACTAGATAATGTCCTCGCAATCTATAGATATTTGGATCATATGTTCTGTCCCTGTTTTCTAGGAACAACAAATCTTGAATATTATTTGGATTCAAGCTATCGTATTGTGGCTGGGTATAATCAACTGATTGTCCCTCATTTGTGGGGCCTAGATACTTATGGATATAAAGATCAGTTCCCCCAGTGGTAAGCATTTCTGATATTGTTCTATCAAAGAAGTTATAATCGTTGGTTTTATTTGGACGATATAAAGATAATCTGGGCATGTTGTATTTATCGAACTATCTTGACAATAAATAGCGAATTTTGTATAATTACTATTATTCATGAAACTGGAGAAATACATGATACGCAAAACAGTATCGAATTTTGAGATCAAGCCACTCAGGCCCAAAGATCCCGATATCAAATATTTTGGAGAGGAACCTGATTTCACCAAAGAAGATCCAAAATTAAATATCGGTAAAGCGTTTACCTGGTATCATCGGTTCTATACTAAAAAAGATGGCAAAGAATTCTTGAGCCAGTATCTGTCATATGCAGGAAAAACACAAGAATCAAAGACTATTTTAAAGGTTCCTGATAGTGATTTCGTGGTTACTTATTGCTGGCTGTCGAGGATGATGTTGCGTGGATTAGAACTATCACCTGAACATAAAACAAAATTTGATGATGAAGTATCAAGGTTGCTTTCATTGGTCAACATAGACGCACCTGAAGTCGTTGACACTAAAGCACCCAAAGTCAACATCCAAGAAATCATGAAAGAAAAGGCGTGCGAAGCCGCCGGCGAGCTTGAGGGCTTGTTTGATCAATATATCTCTGAGGGTTGTAAACCAAATCATAGTCTGAGGCCCATCGATGAAGTCGCTAAGAAAAATGTATTGCCTCAGCATGTACCGCTCATCAAAGAATCTTGGTTATCTAAGTTAGATGAATTTAATGGTGTATTAGAAACCAAAGATAGTGATGTGGTCCAAGGTTATTCAAATTTTACGAAACCCCAGATCAAAAATGTCATCAAGTTCATCGAACTGGTATTGAACGACCTCGACAGCTACATCTCTGTCAAGAAGGTAAGCAAAACTCCCCGGGCAAGGAAGCCGGTACCAGTAGAAAAACTTGTCTCAAAATTGAAGTACCTCAAAACTTTCAAGGATGAACAAACAAAACTTGAATTGGTAAGTATCAGCCCGATCAAATTACATGGTGCTAGCGAAGCTTGGGTCTATGATACTGCTAGACGGAAACTACATCACTATATAGCGGATGAATATTCCAAGACATTTACTATCAAGGGCAATACACTCATGGGCTTCAGCACAAAGGATAGCGAGGTCAAAACACTGCGCAAACCTAAAGAACAATTGAAAGAAATTATGGGTAGCAAGCCGGCCGCTCGTAAATACTTCAAAGATATCAAATCAGTACCAGTAACACCAAACGGAAGATTCAACGATAGCATGATTATTTTAAAGGCATTTTAAATGCAAAAATTATTGATATGCGGTGATAGTTTTGCAGCGGATTGGACTGTAAAATTTAAAGAAAGTTATGGATGGGTTAACTTACTCAGTAAAGAATATAAGATAACTAATTTAGCACAGGCAGGATGTAGCGAATATAAAATCTTAAAGCAATTACGATCAGTAAATTTAAAACATTACGATAAAATCATCGTATCACACACTAGTCCATATAGGCTTTACACCGATAGGCACCCTGTACATAACAAAGATTGTCTACATCAAAATAGTTGCTTAATTTATTCAGATATCAATGAACATGTTAATAATTATCCAGAACTTCAATCTTTGAAAGATTTTTTTGAGAACTATTTTAATTTTGAATACTTTGAACATATACACAATTTACTTTGTGCAGAGATAGAAAATTATTGTCCGGACTTTACCCTACATGTTACTAATATAGACTGGAAAAATCTTTATAATTTTAAAAATTGGTTAGAATTAAAAAATATTTTTGAAAATTATCGGGGAAGCATAAATCATTATGATGAAGAGGGCAATAAAATAGTCTTTGAAAAAATAATGGAACGATTAAAAACATGAGAGAAACGATAATGCTTATTGCGGGCGGATCCGATCCCGCTGGCTCAGAAATAGATGGCACACAGGATAGTAAATACAATAGGGAACATAGTTTCGGTAATATCCTTGCGAAAATGTTTGGTTATAGACCCATCAATATTGCTTTAGTAGGAGCCGCAAATCAAGGAATAACACGAAGTGTCGTTGAATGGGTAACTGAAAATTATGATGAACAAAAACACGATTTATTTGTGTTAGTGGGATGGGCCGATAGTTCAAGAATGGAAGTTCCTTACCATAGGCCTACTTGGTATCATGAACAAAATCCACATGTTGATTGGTATGGAAAAACCAATGATCATTGGATGCGAATTAATCCGGGCTATAAAGGGCATAGAAAAGATGAAAAAGCATTTATCGCAGAATATCATCATTTTATAGCATTAAATGAAATTTTATTAGAAGTATATTCGTCACACTATATTTTAAATCTCCAATATTTCCTTAAGGGAAAGAGAATTCCTTATCTAATGGTAAATACACTTTATATGTTTAACAATCAAAACATACATAATAAATGGTATACCGATCAAATAGATAAAAAAAGATATATTGATTGGAATGATAATGAAAAATCTTTTTATCATAGATATGCTTCAGAAGGTTATAAAAATTTAAAGGCAAAATACTATCATCATGACGAAGAGCCACATAATCGATATGCGCATTATTTGCGCGAATATATCATGAACAATACAATTTTAGACTATGTGGATGGGGAATAATTTGAACATTGATTTAAAAAAATATCAACAATTTGTTGAGGCGGTTACGAGCGAACAAAGCCATGATCTAACAAAGTTCATGAATCAATTGGATCGTCTTGATGCTAATTGTGAAAAATACGGTGAAGATAGAGAACAGATTCATGGTCCCGATGTAAATGTTCCGTTGTTGCTCTGCGGCGCGATAGGTCTCGGTAGCGAGACGGGTGAATTTCAAGAGATCGTGAAAAAGTGTATATTCCAGAATAAACCATTGAGTGCCGAAACAGTTTTCCACATGAAGCGTGAACTCGGTGACATCATGTGGTACTGGGTCAATGCCTGCAGGGCACTCGACCTAGATCCAAATGATGTGATCGCCGAGAATGTTAAAAAACTAGAAGCCAGATATCCGGGCGGGTCTTTCGATCCTTATTATAGCGAAAATCGTAAGCCTAACGATCTATGATGCATCACAGATATCTTGCCCAATGGGTTGAGATATTTCCCCCACTCAATCTTTACAATTGTAAGTCATCATCAATAATAGAAATACTTACTATCGCCCGCAAAGATCATGATAAATATCATATTATAGGAAATAATCATGACTGCAAGCATACTGAATACCCCCACGAATCTAACACTTGATCAACTCAAGGAAGCACTATTTGACAATCTTAGATTAAGATTGGGTGATGGCATCATCGATATTGAATTAGACCCACAACATTATGAAGCTGCGTTCAATTATGCGATCAAGGTATATAGACAACGGGCAGAAAATGCCACTGCTGAATCATATACATTGATGACAGTTATCAAAAATATCGATACATATACGCTTCCGTCTGAATTTATCAATGTTAGGTCGATCTTTAGAAGAACTGTTGGGCTAGAAACTGGTCCGTCAAGTTCTAGTTTTGATCCTTTCAGTAGTGCAATTTTGAATACATACTTATTGAACTATAATTATACTGGTGGAATGGCCACATATGATTTTTACGCAGGTTATGTTGAACTAGCCGCAAGGATGTTTGGTGGCTATGTTGTTTATACATTTGACCCGGTGACTAAAGTATTGAGGATTGTTCGTGATCCTAAAGGTACAGGTGAAAGAGTATTGATCTGGGGAGATGTTCAAAGACCAGTCGAAGTTTTGTTACAAGATCCGGGCGCCGGGGTCTGGATAGGCGACTTTACCTTAGCTGTACTAAAGGGAATCATAGGTGAAGCCCGTGAAAAATTTGCAACTATTGCCGGCCCGGGAGGAGGCACTTCATTGAATGGTGCTGCTATGAAAGCAGAGGCTAAAGAGGCACAGGCTGCTCTCATCGAAGACCTCAGAAGATATGTTGATTATAGTCAACCGTTAACTTGGGTACAAGGATAACCATAAAACTTTATTTCGTAATCTCTTTGTAATATACTAAGTATTATTCACAAGGAGTCGAATCATGATTATCGGTATTACTGGGTTCATTGGTAGCGGTAAAGACACAATTGCAAATTATCTTACTACATTTCATGGATTCAGAAGACTTAGTTTTGCTTGTGCGTTGAAAGATGCTGTATCGACCGTATTTGGTTGGGATCGTGAGATGCTTGAAGGCACTACTAAATCCAGCAGAGAATGGCGAGAAACTGTGGACGCATGGTGGGCAGCGAGGCTAGATATTCCCGATCTTACTCCTCGATGGGTCTTGCAATACTGGGGCACAGATGTATTGAGGAATCATTTTCATAATGACATCTGGGTAGCAAGCATCGAACATAAATTATTGAACACCAATGATGATATCGTGATCACTGATTGTAGATTTAAAAATGAGATAGATGCGATCAAAAACGCGAACGGCATTACTATTCGCGTAGAGAGGGGAGAAAAACCAATTTGGTATGACGATGCTGTAGCATTCAATACCGGACCCAGACACATGCATTGGGCACTATCTAAGCAAGTTCTTATTGATTCAAATGTACATGCTAGTGAGTATAGCAGTGTTGGTTTGAGTTATGATCATGTGATAGAAAACAACACTACGATTGACGAGCTACATAAAAAAGTAGACTTAATACTCAATCTGTAAATCTCCCCTCCTCCAGTTTATCTCTTTCTTCTTCACGATCTCGACACAGTTTAAACAGATACTTCTAAGATTACTCTGTTTAATATTTTCTAGGTCTCCGTCTACATGAAAAACAACTATTTGCGATGGATAGACACTTTTGAACCCACATAAGTCGCAGTTCTGTTTTTTCTTATAAGATGTTTTTGACCACAAGGGTTGCCTAGGCTTTAATTTTTTAGTTTTAGCTCCGCACTCATCACACATACTTCTGTAATGGTGTATGCCATTTTTTTTATAATTAATAGCAGAATGATTCTTGTTGCAAATTTTGCATATAGGTCTCATAAAAGTATTTAGCTAACCTTCGAAGGTATGGCAAAACCATGATTTTATAATTATTTTATAAATAGTTATATGCATTACAGGTGGTAAACCTCATAATTTTACATAAAGGAAAACTAAAATGGCATTAACATCACCCGGCGTAGAGGTATCGATTATTGATCAAAGTCAATATCTACCTGCCCCAACAGGTTCAGTTCCGTTTGTTCTAGTAGCAACAGCCCAGAATAAAGCGGACGCTTCAGGTGCAGCAGTGGCACAGGCAACAACTTCTGCAAACGCAAACAAATTATATCTAGTTACAAGTCAGCGCGATCTAGTTAATTTATATGGTACTCCATTCTTTTACACAACAACTAATGGTACACCAATTCAAGGTTACGAGTTAAATGAATATGGGCTTCTAGCAGCTTATTCATTACTGGGAGTTACAAACCGTTGCTATGTTTTAAGAGCAGATATCGATTTAGCAAGTTTAGTGGGACAGACAGGAAGACCCACTGGTGCTCCTGATAATGGCACATATTGGTTAGATACTACAACAAGCACATGGGGAATTTTTGAATTCAATGCTACAACTGGAACATTTACTCAACAAACACCCATTGTAATTACTGATCCTACAAATTTATCCGGTGGATCACCATTGGCAAGCTTAGGTAATATAGGAGATTATGCAGTAAATGCCATACAAATTACTACATACCCTTCAGCATCAACTGCGAAACAATTCTTTTATAAGACTTCAGATAATGCATGGGTTCCATTAGGTGGAACGGGCTGGTTAAACGATACTCCTACTATTCAAGGAACAGAATCTAACCCCACACTTACCCCCGGTGATACCTTTACTATCAATTTAAATGGTCAATGGACTATTACAGTTACAGTACCGGCAGGCCCTAATAACACTGTAACAGGAATAGCAACTGCTATAAATACTTTAGGTTATCAGAATTTATCAGCAGAGGTTCGCAATTCTAAACTTTGTATTTTCTCAAAACAGCCGCAAGCAGAAGCAAGTGGTAATGTTTATATAGCTATAGGTAGCGGAGCAGGAACAGTATTAGATGACCTAGGAATAGATGCTGCTACATACTATCAACCTTCATTTGTTTATGGTACTTCTGCACAGATGCCACTTTGGACTTCAGGTCAAACATACGCAAAACCTACAGGTTCAGTATGGTTGAAAATTGGGTCTGCAGGAAATGGATTAGATTCAGTGATAGCCGAATATAGCTCTGCTGCTGCATCCTTTATCACAAAAACAATAACTTATGCAACAAGTGACTGGGCTGCCATAGCAGCTTTAGATTCTGCTGGAGGAAAAAACATTCCCGCAGGGACAATTTATGCAGAATATAACAATGATCAATCATACAATCAAGGACCTATCTACTATTGGGAAAGACTTACTACTGGACCAACAGTTGTAACCGGTACTAATACAAGTCCTAGTTTTACATCAGGTCCATACTCTATATATGTATATGTCTCTATTCCGGGTTCATCTGCAATGTCAAGTGCATATGTAGTAGGAGTAGCAGATAATAGTGATGCAACTGATTTTGTCACTGCATGGTCTGCTGCTAATATTCCCTACACAACGGCTTCAGTAACTACTTCGGGTGCGATACAACTCACTCACACCGAAGGCGGGGTAATCTTCATGTCTGATTACACTTCTAGCGGTATATCAAGTGGTATTCTTACTGAAGCAGGGTTTATCAGTAACACTACTGATAACTGTTATTATGGACCATCCGTAAATAATATTTTTGATCCTGTTCAAACCAGCACTTCTGGATCAGGTTCTGGTGCTCAATTTAATGTTGTTTCTAATTATGAAATTTATTATGTAGATCAAAATACTTTTGGGGCTGCAGGAACAGGTTACGCAGTAGGCGATACAATTACAATCGCTGGCGCTAGCTTGGGTGGAACTACACCGGCAAATAATTTAGTACTTGAAGTAGTAAGTGTGGGCGGTAGTGGACAATTGACAGCGGTAACTCCTGTAAGCGGAGTAGCAGCCCCAGCTTATACAGTTCAACTCACAAATTGGGTAGAATTTGAGTACACATCGAATGAGGGGGCACCTGTTGAGGCTCCAGCTAACAATACTAACTGGTTCTATAGTGTAACAAATCAAGTAGATATTATGGTTAACTATAATGGTGCGTGGAAAGGGTACAAAAATCAGAATTATGATTCTAACGGATTCCCAACACCAACTGGTTCTAATACCACTGATCCTGCTGGTCCTATAATTAGTGCTAGTGAGCCAACAACACAAAGTGACGGTACAGCACTAGTATACGGTGATCTTTGGATCAACACAAGTGATCTAGAGAACTATCCAGTAATTAATCGTTGGCAGTCTGTTGACGGAGAAGATCAGTGGGTATTGATCGATAATACAGATCAAACAAGTTCTACCGGTGTAGTATTTGCAGATGCTAGATGGGCACCTAATGGAACAACTAATCCTTCGGATGATCCTATTCCAACAATTGTAAGTTTACTCACAAGTAACTATCTTGACTTAGATGCACCGGTGTCTTCTACATATCCAACAGGAATGTTATTATTCAATACACGCCGTTCTGGTTATAATGTCAAACAGTACAAGGTAAATTACTTTAACGGTGCAGATTTTCCCGGTGAGACATTACCAACTCAAAAAGATGCATGGGTATCAGTAAGCGGATTACAGAGTGATGGTGCTCCTTACATGGGAAGAAAAGCTCAGAGAGCAATGGTTGTCGAGGCTATGCGTTCAGCAATAGACACTAATCAGGCGATCAGAGATGAAGATAATTTCTTTAATTTAATGGCTGCGCCTAATTATCCTGAACTACAACCAAATATGATCGTTCTTAATAGTGATCGCGGTGAGACAGGTTATATCCTAGGGGACACACCAATGCGTTTGGCTGATAACGCAACTGCTATCGCTAACTGGGCTACTAATGCAGCGGGCGCAACATCGACCGGAGAAGATGGCTTAGTGACACGCAGCACATACATGGGACTATTCTATCCAAGTGGTCTAGCATTTGATCTCAGTGGTAACGAGGTCGCTGTTCCGGCAAGCCACATGATGCTAAGAACATTCTTGAGAAATGACACAGTTGCTTATCCTTGGTTAGCTGCTGCAGGAACACGCCGTGGTATCATTGACAATGCTGCTAACATTGGATATATCGATGCTGCGACTGGTGAGTTCCAAGTCATCAAGACAAGAATTGGTATCAGAGATACATTGTATGAGAACTTCATCAACCCATTAGTATTCTTTACAGGCAATGGTTTATTGAACTATGGTAATAAGACAAGTTTCAATTCACAAAGTGCCCTAGACAGAACTAATGTTGCAAGACTAATTGCATACATCCGCAGACAATTAACGATTGCGGGTAGACCATTCGTGTTCGAACCCAACGATGCTATCACAAGACAGCAGTTCGCAGGTGTAGTAGAAACATTAATGATCGATCTTGTAGCTAAGAGGGGTATCTATGATTATCTAGTAGTATGTGACGAGTCAAACAACACTCCTGCTAGAATTGATAGAAATGAACTATGGTGTGATGTTGCTATCGAACCAGTCAAGGCAGCTGAATTCATCTATGTTCCAGTTAGAATCCTGAACACAGGGGAACTAGCAGCATTATAAAATAGGGGCGTAGGCCCCTATTTAAAGATAAATAAAGACAACAGGAGAAATAAAAATGGCAACAGCCTCACAATCATTGTTCAACATGACAGTTGCAGCAGACAACGCTGGTGGAAACCAGGGTTTGTTAATGCCAAAATTACAATATAGATTCCGTGTGAATTTTTTGAATTTTGGTGTAGATGCAAGTTCAGGACTTGAACTTACAAAGCAGGTAATTGATTGCTCAAGACCTCAGGTAAACTTCCCTGAAATTACATTGCCTGTGTATAACTCTACTGTATACCTAGCAGGTAAATATGCATGGAGCCCAATGACAGTTAATATCCGTGATGATGCGGGCGGTAGTGTGAGCAAGGCAGTAGGGCAGCAAATACAGAAGCAATTAGACTTCGTAGAGCAGGCATCTGCTGCAACAGGTCAAGACTATAAATTCCAAACAAACATCGAGATTTTAGACGGCGGCAATGGAACACTAGCCCCATCTGTGCTTGAAACTTGGGAATTATATGGATGCTTCTTACAAAATGCAAATTATAATACACTTAATTACGGTACAAGTGATGTAGTGACAATTGCATTATCGATAAGATTCGATAACGCTGTTCAGTCTCCATTAGCAAGTGGAGTTGGAGCAACTGTTGGAAGAGCATTTGGCGGAACTTCTGTAACAGGTATCGGTGGCACAACCTAATATTAGGTTTATTAGGTAATAAAAATGGCTGGTTTTTTTCAAAACCTTCTAAAAGACGCTGCCGGAGCATTCTTCGGCAGCGATTACCTTAGAGATTATACTCATGCAAGCAAAACATTTAGGACAAATGCATATGAATATGCACCTAAATTTAAATATCTTTTTCATACTTATTTTGATATAAACAATGCAGCATATCCGTCAGGATTAAGCACAGGGGTAAATTTTGGATTAGCAGTAAAAACAGTAAAACTGCCTAGTTTTAATTTTGATCTTCATCAGATGAATCAGTATAATCGAAAGAGGATAGTTCAAACAAAAATAAAATATGACGATGTAACGATCACTTTCCATGATACTAATTTAAATCATATTAGAAATCTTTGGAAAGCATACTATTACTATTATTATAATGATGGCACAAAGCCTAAAGTGGTTTTCGCAGGATCTAGGGGAGGTGCACCTGCTCCTACTACTGCTGGGGGAGGCACTACGGCAGCCGCTACGGCAGCAGATTACAATAAGAGGACAACTTATTTACCTTCAATAACCGGTGATGATAACTGGGGATATGTAGGTGAACCACTGCAATCACAATCGTCTGCTTCAGGTGAAAAGATACCCTTCTTTAAAAATATAACTGTATTTGGATTCAATCAACATAACTTTGTAGCCTATACATTGATTAATCCCGTAATCAAAAACATGTCCCATGATTCGTATGATTATGCGCAAGGAACGGGTACTATGGAAATGTCAATGTCATTTGATTATGAAACAGTGGTTTACAATGAGGGCGCATTAGATGGTAGAGCACCTAGCAATATTGTAGCAGGATTTGGACTAGAACAGCATTATGATAGGACAGAAAGCCCTATCGCAAAAGCTGGCGCAAATGGAACTATCTTAGGTCAAGGTGGATTAGTTGATGCAGCAGGTGGCGCTATCAAGGATTTATCTAGCGGAAATATATTAGGTGCCATACAAAAAGCAGGCACCGCGTATAATACATTTAAGAACAAGGACATCAAACAAGTCGTGAAAAATGAAATTTTAGTAGGGGCTACTAATGCCATCAGAAATACTCCCAATACTCGAAATACATTGTTTAACATTCCTGGACCGTTTGGTGCAAGCCCGGGCCCTTCAGGGTTAGCAGGCTCAAATACTATTGCAAGACAAGCACCTCAGCAAATAGGTACCAATCCTTATGTTGGCAGTTCGGATTCATTTGAATCAACACAAGGAGGTGGCTAATGCCTAGGGTAATAGATAGCAGATCACAATTAGATCAAACAGTGAGAATATTTGATAGCTTTTATGAGTTTGATCTCAAAGTAAATGCCGCGGAATACGATATCGTCTATGGATACTTTACATCTGTTTGTGCGACAAAAAATATCGCAGCTAATTTCACAGTTTTCCTGTTCAGGGTAGCACAAGAAACAGGAATAGATGTTCAAACATTATTACAAAATCTTCAAGGTTCGAACAACGCATTACAAATGAATCAACAAATGGCGTATTTTTTAAATAGTTTAAAATCAAAAACATCACTGTATGGAGTGGGAAATACTCCCCAACCTAACCAACCGGTAGCTAGAAATATAGTACAATGATATGGCAAATTATGCTCAAGGAAAATTTGTTCCCAAGAATCCAACAAAATATGTAGGTAAACACGAACCTAGATATCGTTCAGGATGGGAATTATCCTTCATGAACTTTTGTGATTCAAATAAAAATATTATATACTGGGCTAGCGAAGCATTAATCATACCCTATCGTCATCCTATAACTGGTAAAAAAACAAATTATATTCCTGATTTTTTCGTAGTCTATGAAAACAAAAACAGAATGAAGATAGCAGAGGTCGTAGAGATCAAACCTAAAAAACAAAGCTTAATAGAGAGTAGAGCGGTAAGTGCTAAAGATAAATTAGTTGTTGCAATTAATCACGCTAAGTGGCAAGCTGCTATGGCATATTGTAAACAACAGGGATATACATTTAGGGTGATCACCGAAGATGATTTATTTTATAATGGAAGAAAAAGATGAATATCTTTCCCTTTTATAACCCGATCACTGTTACTACGCAGAAAGAAACAATACAAAAAATTTTTTATACTTATGAAGACCTAAATATCATACCATATAGTAATATACAAAATGAATCAGATGGTATTTTTTATATTAATAATTTAGAAATTGACATGCTTGATTTCGAAATTGTTAAAAAAGTAAAGAATAGGGGACTGATAGTTTTGATGGAAGCGTATTCTATAAATACCTGTTTTCGTACTAAAGAAAAGATATCTCAATGCAGAGAATTTTTTGACGATGAAAGGGTTCTATTTATAGTACAATGTAAAAAAGATGAAGAGTATATTCGTCAAATATTTCCCGGATCACTGATAGGTATTAGAAACACATGGTTAGATGAGTTTTGTTATTATGAATATAATAAAAAGCGTTTTGATTTTAAGTCCGATCAACCTTTACCTGCCATTGATGGTAAAATTTTTTCATTATTCTGTAGAAGATTTGATTATAAAAGACTAGAATTTTTCGCTGAACTTTTAAAAAATGATTTATTACAAGATTTTCATTATAGTTTTTCCGACTATCTAGGTCCTACTGACAAAGAAAGTTTTGATAAGATATCAAATTACATTGAAGTTACCGATGTCATCCCAAATAAAACACAGGTTCTAGATTGGCTTAAATCTTTTCCTTATGAATTAGAGGCTACTACAGATCCTACTATACAGTGTGCATATCCTGGAACCCTAGAGCATTACTACCATAAAAGTCAATTTAATATCGTTTATGAATCATATCCTCATTATTCTCATTATCAAAGCATTTCTGAAAAAACTTATAAAGCTTTTTTCTATAAAAAACCCTTTATACTTGTATGTCATCCCAATGAATTAAAATCTTTACATCTAGAAGGATATAAAACTTTTGCAGAGGTCATTGATGAATCTTATGATGAAATAGAAAACTATCAAGACAGGGTGAATGCGATTGTGAAAGAAATAAAAAGATTACAGCAGATGTCAAATAACGAAAGAACTCAGATACTTGATTTTTGCAAAGACATAGTTCGACACAATTATGAAACTTTAATCGACCATGTTCATAATAATAATATTGATCCTTCAGTTAATATAGATAAAGTTATAAAAAACATTAAGGCTATGTAATAAATACTTCATGACTAAAAAACTTGAAGAACTATTCGATTTGCCACAAGAAGAGATAGATCAACTATCGAAGCCAATTCCTAAAGAGTTTGTTGATACTACAAAGGATGCATTAAACAATTTAGAAAAGATAGAAAATGCGTTACCCCAGGTAAGAGGACTTGAAAGTGCTGATATCGAGATGGATGAATTATCAAATATGGCACAAGAAAGCTACAAGGATCTCATGGATCTTGGTATGCAGGTAGACAGCAGGTATAGCAGTGAGATATTCAGTGTAGCAGGAACGATGTTAGGGCATGCGATAACTGCTAAAACAGCCAAACTCAATAAGAAACTTAAGATGATAGAGTTGCAATTAAAGAAAGCAGCACTTGATCAAAAACAGTCAAGCAAGGATCAAGAAATAGAAGCGACCCCTTTGGGAGAGGGAAAGGCATTGGACAGGAACGAATTGCTTAAAATGCTTGTAACAAAAAATAATTCTTAGTGATAAATACTTGATACGGGAACTAGATATGAAAAGCCTCAAACAATACATCACAGAAAGTGTAAAAACATATAACTACACTATAAAGATTGCTGGAGATGTGGACAATAATTTTTTAGAGATGTTTAAATATAATCTGAAAAAATTCGATCCCATCGATATCAGCCAATCCGCTAAAACACCTATACAGAAATCCCCTGTAGATTTCCCTGATCTAGAAAATCAACCTGTCACTATATTAAAATGTAATTTCAGATATCCTGCAACTGAACCAATGATTCAGCAAATGGTACAACTGTTAGGATACAATGTTAATATGGTGCGCGTGTTATCTACTTCTTATGCCGATAGTGTAGACAGCGAGATGAAGGGTTATGAAAATCAAGCAAGCCATAGCCCATTATTAAATCACACTGAGTTAGAAGAGCAACCTGATGCTAAACAAGCTAGCAAACTATATGGTGACTCTTATCTACAAAGCATCAAAGATCAATCAAAAGAATCTAAGATAGATTTAGAATTCGCAGGACAAAAAACAAAAGCAGCGTTTGACCCATTCAAGCCATATCTTGATAACGATCCTCGCGGTATTAATAGTCCAATGAGCAAGATCACTAGACCTGCTAAACCTCAAACAGGGGCAACTGCCAGATAATTAAGGAACATTAACATGGAAATGAAAAGTTTATTAGAAAAAATTACAAGCTTGCAAGAAGCGACCAAGAAGACTCCAACTGGTCTTATTCACAAGGCTGAGCCCGGCGGCTATGGTCGTAAATACGACACCGACGAAGAGGGTGACGAATCTAGTGATGGTGAAAAAGATGCTGCCAAAGCTATTGAAAAGCGTGGACGCGGCCGTCCAAAGAAAGCAGGCGGTGAAGCTGATACAAAAGACAAATACAGTAACGCAAAATCAGTTCAAGATTTAGTTGTTGGTACATTACCAAAAGGCAAATTGCCCGGTAAGCCAGGCAAAAAGCATAGCCTCAAAGAATATTTCGAGGCATTAGATCAAGCATTAAATGAAGCAGAGCAAGTAACGATTCAGCCTGCAAAACAAAATACACAAGTAATCAAACAGGGTAATAAGGTATTAGGTTCAGTTGAGAATCCAGCGTTAGCAAATACGATCAAACAAGCTATAGGCAAGGGAGAGATGTCACTAGCCGGTGATACAGTTCAAGAAGCCGAACAGTGGATCAAGGGTGCCATCAAGGATCCGGGTGCTTTCACTGCTAAGGCCAAGAGACATGGCATGACAGCTAAAGAATTTGCTAGACATGTATTAGCAAATAAAGATAAGTTTCCTGCTAAGACAGAAAAGCAAGCTAATCTATTAAAGACACTATCTAAATTCGATGAGGCAGACATGCCACCAAATGATAGTCTTGCAAGCCCATTAACGCTTGAAGCTAAAGAAAAAACAGTGAAGCGTGATGACAGAGCAGAAAAAGCTGGCAAGAAAGTAGCAAAAGATATCGAGTATGACGAGAAAGTAAAAGACAAGATTCACGGTAAAAAGCGTGATGCTGAAGATGACAAAGCAGAAAAAGCTGGCAAGAAAGTAGCAAAAGATATCGAGTATGATGAGAAGAAAAAGAAGAAAACTGTAAAAGAGGGCATGAGCCATCGTTTACATGCTGCTAAACTTGAGGGCAAGGCTCATGGATTGAAAGGTCATGCCTATCATGGAAAAGCATTCGAGGATCTAGAAGAAGCTAGAGCATATCACGAAGGTTACAAAGAAGGTCTTGATGAGTGCTATGGTATGTCTAACCCTGTGATGGGCGAAGAGTCAGGTCAAGATGTAGTTGACAACATGGCAAGCTATGGTGCAGAAGAAGGTGACTTAGCTGAGATGGATGAAGCAGTTAAAATCATGCGTAAGGATCCATTTACAGGAGACTTTGAGAGATATGTTAGAGGAGCTACAGTTCCGGGTGCTCAAGCACATAGAGATAAAACTGCCGCTGCTATGAAAGATTTTAGAAAGCAGACAGGCATACATGGTGCAAACCCTTTAAAAGGCAGTTCTACAGCTAAAGCTGCAGGATTAAATGTTCATCCTAATGTTCCATTTAACCTTCCAACAATGGAAGATGATCTTGATGAGATGAACAAGACTGAGTACATGAAGCATAAAGCAAAAACTACTCCAGGCGACACATTCAAAGCATTTGGTCAAACTTTCAAGGATAAAGAAGTTTTAGAAATGGATCACATGGCATTTGAATCACTCGACAAACAATTAAACGATCTGTTAAACGAAGGTCTTAGCGTCAACATGTCACAAGGTTTAGGTGGTCCCGGAGCTGAAGACACGGTGAGCGTTACAGCACAAGGAGATGACGCAGGTAAGTTATTACAATTCATCAAGCAAGTTGGTCTAGGTGGATTCGGTGATGAGCCACAAGCAAGCGATTATGGTGCTCCAGTTCACACAGCAAAAGAAGTAGATGTTGTAGATGATCATGACGGCATGATGGCACTCATTAAAAAGATGTCGGGTAATGGTCAAGACTACGCTGATGAAGAGTCTGTAGAAGTATGTGGCGAGTGCGGTGGTGGCATGTATGAGGGTCATTCATGCGGATCAAAAGAAATGGTTGACGAAGTTGAATCAGAAGATCAAATGGCATATGAAGTTGCTGAAGCTAATCTACCTGATAGTGATGCTGCTGAAACTACTGCTGATGAGAATGCCGAAGCAGAAGAAGATAAAGCACTTGCACAAGCTACACAGCAAGATAAGACAACTACTTTCAATGAAGGCGGTGACGGTGGCGAGGCAAGTGAAGAGCCAATCATGTCAGAAGAAGATGAAGATGAAAAACAACATGACGGACTTGATGAATCATTGGCAAATGGTGCTGATGACACATTTGAAGCTGATATCGACTTCATGACTAAAGTAATTTCAAGTGGTCTAAATGGTCAGAAATCTACGGGTCAGACAACGATTCCTGTTATCCCAGGACAAAAGAGTAGAATGGGGGCAGATGGAATGAATGAAGGTGCCGATTCTGTGCTTGATTGGAAGAAATTAGCTGGAATCAAGTAAACGAGAGCATCGATACACAGACCCGGTTCGCCGGGTCTTTTTTTGGGCATATCTATTACGAAGAACGATAAATACTTAATAAGGTGATAAGACATGGCTCAAAGAAATATAGACTTCGGTAGTTTTCCAGACGATCCAGATGCTGATGCGATACGCACAGCATTTCAGAAAACTCAAGACAACTTTTCAGAATTATTTGCAGGTGCTGCATCGGCAGCAGTCCAATCGGTTAACGGTGATCGCGGCATAACAGTCAACAGCCCTACAGGTAATGTTTTAGTATCTGCCAACATCTCAAATGTTCAAGTACATAGCGATACTCTAGAATTGGGAATCAATAGTCCCAATAATCAAACAGATGTGACTTTGATATCATCTTCACAAACTTTATATATTGATTTACCTAATAATTTTAATAATATCGGCAATATATCAATGACAGGCACACTAAGTGTCACTGGCAATGCTAATATAACAGGAAATATATCCACTACAGGTGTGACAGCCACAGGAAATATATCTACTACAGGCAATATGTATGCAAATTCAGGTACTATTGGTGCTAACTTGTTAACTGGTACATTAACAACTGCAAATCAGTCAAATATTACAACTGTAGGTACATTGGGTAATTTAAGTATATCAGGAAATTTAAGTGTAGGTGGAAAAAGTAATTTAGGTTCTGTTAGTAATGTCATAATTACTGGTGGGGTTAATACACAAGTTTTATCAACAGACGGGGCCGGAAACTTAAGCTGGGTTAGCCCACTTAGTGGAGCTACCGGAGCTACAGGTATAGGAGCTACCGGAGCCACAGGATCTTCTGGACCAGCTGGAGCTACCGGAGTAACCGGAGCAACGGGTCCTGAAGGTGCAACTGGAGCTACGGGAAATACAGGTCCTCAGGGAGCCACGGGGGTTACAGGAAGTACGGGAATACAAGGAGCTACTGGACCCGACGGAGCCACGGGGGTTACAGGAAGTACGGGAATACAAGGAGCTACTGGACCAGAAGGAGCTACAGGAAGTACAGGCCTAGCCGGAGCTACGGGGGTTACAGGAAGTACAGGAATACAAGGAGCTACTGGACCAGAAGGAGCTACCGGATCCACCGGACTGCAAGGCGCTACTGGAGATACAGGAAGTACGGGAATACAAGGAGCTACTGGACCAGCAGGCGCCACTGGAGCTACAGGTATAGGAGCTACGGGGGCAACAGGTCTTCCTGGTGATCGATATACTTCAACGAGTACAGATTCATTGGTAATAGCAGTTGTAACGCAAAGTTTTACTATCGGTACTGGTCTTGCCTGGGCGCCCGGACAATTAATTAACATCGTATATGATGTCAGTAACTATATGGAAGGTACTGTAACTTCATATAATAGTGGTAACGGCGCTATAATAGTTAGTGTTGCATCTATCACAGGATCAGGAAACTATTCAAGCTGGTCAGTTAGTCTTACAGGAACACCAGGACCACAAGGAGCCACCGGAGGTATAGGTGCTACGGGTGTTCAAGGTGCTAGTGGAGCTACTGGTGTTGATGGAGCTACGGGTAGTACAGGTCCAGATGGAGCTACAGGACCAACTGGATCGACCGGAA